AAGGTAGAGGTAGTCTACATTTTGCTACAAGCGACCAAAACGGTTCAGACAATGTAACTAAAGCAGATGCTAGGTTAACTATTACAAGAGACGGTAACGTAGGTATTGGTACAACATCCCCATCTTATCGCCTCCAAGTTTCAGGATCAATTGCAATAGAGAACCAAGGTACAACAACCATTGAATCAACTACTTTTGCAGGTTCACTTACCACCAATACAAACATTGCCTCTGTTCCAACAGCATCTTTTAAAGCAGCATTCTTTGATTACTATGTTGCCTCGGGTTCAGTTAACATGAGAGCAGGAACGGTAATGGCAGTACACAACAATTCAACCTCACGGTATACAGACACCAGTACGGCCGACATCGGTACTACAGCCCCAGTAGATTTTTCAACATCTATTGTAGCCGGTAGTTTAGTCTTGACAGCAAATATCGCAAGTGGAACTTGGGAAGTAAAAACAGCATATAGAGCATTATAATAAAACACAGTTATGGCAACAAATTACGATTTTATAATCAGAAAAGGAAATTTAGGGGTTGGTACCCCTAGTCCCTCTTACCCACTTCATGTAAGCGGGTCAGTTAGCAGTATTTCAATCTATGCTACTAATGATATCGCTGCCTTTTCTGATCAGTCAGTTAAGACGGATTTACAAGTAATAGACAGTGCTGTTGATAAACTCAAACAGATTAACGGCTATACTTACATTCGTATTGATGATTCATCAAAGACAAGGAGAGCAGGTGTTATCGCCCAAGAAGTACAGAAAGTATTACCTGAAGTAGTCTCTAAAAATGAAGATGGGACATTAAACGTTGCCTATTCGAATATGATTGCCTTACTTGTAGAAGGGATAAAAGAACAGCAATCCCAAATTGATACGTTAAACGAAAGAATTAAATTACTTGAAAGATGATCTATAGAATATTCATGCAATTTATTCCCGGACTAGATGATATCTGGGTTGCCCAGCTAACCGCTTCTGACCCGATCTACGATTTCGATGATTTAGAAGAAGCAGAGTTAAAAGCAGCCGAACTACAGGCTGAAGATCCGACTGGTAGACTCTATAAAGTAGAGCAGGTAGGTTAAACTGTCTTTAGGTTATAATGCATATTTATAACAAATGGCAAACGCAGTAAATTATTTAGCCCAAATCCAAACCGGACAAACCATCCAGGCAGTTCACGTAAATCAGTTCGTAAATGCATTATCAGGCTCAGAAGCTTATGATCTAACAGTATCCGGTTCTCTGACAGTTGTAGGACCTTTGAATGCGACAGCATCTTGGGCAACTAATGCTTTGAATTCAAAAACAGCTGATTCAGGAAGTAAAACTTACATTGCCTCAAATGCATCGACTAACATTGATTATACTTTAGTATTTAAAAATGATGCCGGCGCATTAAACGACTACTATCAATTGGCAGCAGATGGAACTAACGGTCCATACTATAACCCATCAACCAACGTATTAGGAGGGTTAGGAGGATTAACAATATCTGGTTCGATTGGTAGGTTCACTTCAATCACAGGTTCATTATCCGGTAGTGTTGCCGGTACTGCATCCTTTGCAACCTCAGCATCTTATGCATTAACTTCATCTTTCGCAAGTAACGGAGTTACAAACTTAGCAGTTGGCACATTCTACGATACAAACACCCAGACTATACTATCAGGAGCATCAGCATCCTTGCAGTTAAACACTCCAGTTATTCAAGATGGAGTAACTGTGGTCTCTAATTCAAGAATCACAGTATCGAGAACCGGTATTTATAACCTTCAATTCTCAGCACAGCTATCTACCCCGGGTGGCGGCTCTCCTGATGTTCATATATGGTTGAGAAAAAATGGAAACAATGTAACTTACAGTAATACCGGTGTTGTAATGCAGAACTCAAACCAAAAACAGGTTGCTGCTTGGAATTTCGTAGAAAGTTTGATTGCCGGAGATTACTTAGAGCTCGTAGCATACCTTAACGGAGGTAGTAGCGTGTTATTCCTTGCTGAAGCTGCTGGACCTACAAATGGCGGAGTAGGGGTTCCCTCTATGATTGTTACAATGACCCAAATCAAGTAAGCAAAACCAATACTATTTATTAGTATATGGCTAATGCTGCAATCTGGCCCGGTTCCTCTTCCTTCTTTCCCGGAGACACTCCTTTTGGGTTCTACGATAATGATTATCAGTTCCAGACAGATGCTGATAAGGTAGCAGATTTCTGTGCAAGAAGACTTGGATACCCTCTCGTAGACGTGGAATTACAGTCTACCAACTTCTATACAGCTTTTGAAGAAGCAGTAACAACTTACGGTAATGAAATCTATGCTTTTAAAGTAAGACAGGATTTTCTTTCTATGGAAGGAACAACTACAGGCTCCAGCTTTAATAACGCTGTAATACAGCCAAACTTCGGAGCTATGGTAAGAATGTCTCACCAGTACGGCGAAGAAGCAGGAGTTGGTGGAACAGTTACTTGGTACACAGGTTCTTTTCATACCAAAGCCAATCAGCAGGATTACGACATGACTGCCTGGGCAGCTCAATCAGCTTCCTTAGCTCCTGGTGATACAATTGAGATTAAAAGGGTATTCTACGAATCACCCCCGGCCATCGTTCGTTACTTTGATCCTTATGCAGGAACAGGTACAGGGATGATGAACCTACTGGATACTTTCGGATGGGGCAACTACTCACCGGCAATTAACTTCCTTCTGATGCCAATCAACTACGATCTTCAGAAGATTCAAGCTATTGAGTTTAACGACCAGATTAGAAAGTCACAGTATTCTTTTGAGTTAGTAAATAACAGATTAAGATTATTCCCAATCCCAACAGTGGATGAAGGTAAAATGTTCTTTGAATATATTAAAAACTCAGAAAGAAACATTGCAACCATGCCAAGTTCTTCTGCATTAGTCTCTAATGTATCAAACGTTCCTTACAATAATCCAAATTATACTCAGATAAACTCTATCGGTAGACAGTGGATTTTTGAATATACCTTATCACTAGTTAAAGAGATGCTTGGGTATGTTAGAGGTAAGTACGGCACTATCCCAATCCCGGGAGCAGAAGTTACTTTAAATCATGCAGATTTAATTACAGCAGCTACTGCTGAAAAGAACTTGCTTTTAGAGAGATTAAGAGGATATTTAGATGAGACTTCTAGAGATAAACTACTTGAAAGAAGAGCTCTAGAGGCTGATTATAAAACAAAGGAATTAAATATGGTTCCTCAATTAATATTTATAGGATAATGAAATTACAAGACCTATTAAACGAAGTAACTTATTCAATGTACCAATCCTTGGTATATGTTGAATTCTCAGACGAAACCAACGTTACTGATATCGCTCAGTTAATCAGAGGTTTGAGATACGTTACTGTTGTGAATAATAAGACAGATAAAGAAGATCTAGAACCTAGAGGATTACTTCAGTTAAAGGTAGTTAGCTTAAAGCCTGGAACAGAAACTTTCGAATTAATTAAAAAGGAAGCTCTAGCAAGTATACCTACTTTAAAGAAATTTAAGTATAGCGTTAAACAATTACAGAAAATTGAGGAAATATAAATGGCATTATTCGGAAGACAGAGAGATGTATTATTGATCAATAGTATCAACCGTGAGTTATTACCAGACATTATAACTCAGCAGATAGGGTATTACAAAGTCACTCTCGGAGCTTCACAGACGAATATGTACGGAGAAGCCATTGATAAATTCTTCAGCGAACCCGCTCTTATAAACTGCCTGATCACCAGAGGAGATCAAACCTGGAGTACAGATAATTTTGGACCGGATGTTAACAGAGCGTTAAACTTTGCTTTCTTCCAACAAGACTTAAGAGACCTTGAATTAGTACCAGAAGTAGGAGATGTTATATTCTATTATGAAAACTACTATGAAGTAGACGGTACTATAGAAAACCAATACTTTGTAGGAAAGATACCAGAATACGCGTACTCAGATGGTATGAATCAATTCGGTTCTTCAATTAGTATTGTTTGTTCAACTCACCTTGTACCTGCGGATAAACTAGGTATAACTAAAGAAAGAATGTAATGGCAGATAAGATCAGGAAACCAGTACCGAAGAACCAGAGAGAAATTTCTATCTCTCAACAGACTCCTCTTTTGGATAATCCAAACAGTGCTGTTGTACCTTTGCCCGTTTTTGCAAATCAAAACGATCCTGCTACTGCTAAGAATTATAGAGCAGAACAGATCTCAGTTAAAGGAGATACTGAGAAAGATTATACAGTCGGTATTGGTGATTTAGATGAGACTATCGTTTACTACTTTAATAACGTAATCAAACCGCAAGTATATCAAAACGGAACCACACTCCCGGTACCTGTAATTTACGGAAACCCTGAAAGATGGCAATCAGTTCAGAAAGACGGTTATTATAGAGATAAGAACGGAAAGATTATGTGCCCAATCGTTATGTTCAGAAGAACATCGATGGACAAATCCTACGTTGTTGGAAATAAGTTAGATGCTAACAATCCTCAAAATTATGCAATTGCAGGTAAATCTTACCAGAAAGGCAATGCATACTCCAATTTTGATTTATTAAATAATAGAAAGCCTGTGACTGCTTACCAAGCAGTGGTAATCCCGGATTACGTTACTTTAAACTATGAATGTATCATTTGGACTTACTACGTAGAACAGATGAATAAAATCGTTGAAGGAATTAATTATTCTTCTGATTCATACTGGGGAGATCCTAATAGATTTAAATTTAGAGCAAGAATCGATACTTTTACAGATAATAGTACAATTAATCAAGGAGAAGAACGTTTAATTAAGACAACCTTCAATATTAAGATGTACGGTTACATTATACCGAGTGTTATTAACAAAGAATTAGTATCAACTAAGAAGTTTTTCTCCAAAAGTAAGGTAACTTTTAGCACCGAAGCAGTAAGTAATATCAACGATCTTTAAGAACTTTTTGAAGGTCTGATTACTATTTATATTAGAACTATCTAACAAACTAAAATAAAATGGCAGAAACTCTATTATCACCTGGTGTTTTAGCAAGAGAAAACGATCAGTCGTTCTTAACCGCTCAACCTGTTCAAGCAGGTGCGGCTATCTTAGGTCCTACAGTAAAAGGCCCTACAGTACCGACTGTTGTTACATCTTACTCACAATACCAAAACAAATTCGGAACCTTGGTTCAATCAGGTTCAGATTTTTATACCTATTTTACTTCTATCGCAGCTTATAATTACTTCCAGAACGGTGGTGATTCTTTGCTAGTTGGTAGAGTTACTAACGGTACTTACACAGCAGCAAGCTCATCTACAATCGTTACAGGATCAGGTGGACCTACTTCAGGTTTATCTCCTTTTGTATTAGAGACTTTATCTAAAGGTACAATCATGAACACCGGCACTCAAGAGTTGACCGGCGGTGCTTTAGCTACAGGTTCTTCAGATAACATCAGATGGGAAATTGTTAGCCCTAACACAGCATCCGGTACCTTCTCATTATTGATTAGAAAAGGTGATGATACTGCTAACTCTAAAGTTGTTTTAGAAACTTGGACTAACTTGTCGTTAGATCCTAAAGCTTCTAACTACATTTCAAGAGTGATTGGTGACCAGACTGAAACTATTGCAACAGACGGTTCAACTTACTACATTCAAACTTCCGGATCTTACAGCAACGCTTCTGCTTATGTAAGAGTAAAAGCTGTTAACTACCAAACTCCAAACTACTTCGATAACACAGGAACTGCTAAAGCACAATTTACTGGTTCTTTACCAGGTGCTTGTTCAGGTTCATTTAACGGAGCTGCAGGCACACCATTCACTCAAAGAGATGGCAAATTCTACGAAAACGCTGGTTTGACTGCTAACGCAGATTCTCAAGGTGTTACAGGAAGTGACTATACAGTAATGTTGAACTTGCTTGCAAATCCTGACGAATATAGCTACAACGTAATTTCAATGCCCGGTTTGAACAGAGTAAGTGCTGCTTCTCAAATTACTTCTGTAGTATCTAATGCACAGAACAGAGGTGACAATATTGCAGTAGTTGATATGGTTCCCTACGGTACTGCTTTAGGTACAGTAACCACCAATGCTTTAGGAATGGACACCTCATATGGTGCTACTTACTGGCCTTGGGTACAAGCTGCAGATCCTGATTCTGGAAATGCTGTTTGGGTTCCTGCTTCTACTTTGATTCCTGCAGTTTATGCTTTCAACGATAACTCAACTGAGGCCTGGTTTGCACCTGCTGGTTTTAACAGAGGTGGATTATCTACAGTAGTAAGAGCTGAAAGAAAATTAACTCAAGGAGATAGAGATTCTTTATACCAAGGTAATGTTAACCCAATCGCTACTTTCCCTAACCAAGGTGTTGTGGTATTCGGTCAGAAGACATTACAGAAGAAAGCTTCTGCTTTGGATAGAGTAAACGTTAGAAGATTGTTAATCACTTTGAAAGATTACATCTCTCAAATTGCTGACACTTTGGTATTCGAACAGAACACTATCGCAACCAGAAACAGCTTCTTGGCTCAAGTGAATCCTTACTTGACTTCAGTACAGCAAAGACAAGGTCTTTACGCTTTCAAAGTAATCATGGACGACTCTAACAACACTGCAGATGTAATCGACAGAAACGAGTTAGTAGGTCAGATTTACTTACAGCCTACCAAGACTGCTGAATTCATCTACTTAGACTTCAATTTAACACCAACAGGAGCTACATTCCCAGGTTAATAGATATTTATAACTGATAAACATAACACAACATGGCAGTATTAAATCCAAACGAAATCTTCTTCACCGCCTTTGAACCCAAAGTAGCGAATAGATTTATAATGTATGTAGATGGTATTCCTTCATACTTCATCAAAGGTGTAACCGGAATTGAAGTGACTAGTGAGGAAATTATCTTAAACCATATTAACGTATACAGAAAAGTAAAAGGAAAATCTAAATGGTCTGATATTTCAATGACCCTTTACGATCCCATTACTCCTTCTGGTGCCCAGGCCGTAATGGAGTGGGTACGTCTTCACCATGAATCAGTAACTGGCCGTGATGGTTATTCTGATTTCTATAAGAAAGACTTAACCATCGACATCTTAGGTCCTGTAGGTGACATCGTTTCAGAATGGATTATCAAAGGAGCATTCATTAAAGGTGCTAAATTTGCAGATCTAAACTGGGATACTGATGCAGAAGCTCAAAACATTGAGTTGAGCATTGGAATGGACTACTGTGTATTGAACTTCTAAGTAGTAATAATCTTAAAGAAAGAGCCCTCCTATTTATTAGAGAGGGCTTTTTTATTATATGAAACTCATAGATATTCTAAACGAACTGGTTATGCCACCGGCTTTAAAGTCGAAACAATACGAATTAGAGAAAGACGGGTATACTAAAATCGGAGGTG